GATCTCGCATTACTTGTCTCATAGGACATTTAAATGCAATAGCACCCCACATATCTTGCATTTCTAACTCTCTAAAATTAACATGGCCATAGTTAATACCTGTAGCAGCATTTTCATCTTTTACTATAACAATATGAGGCCTACTAAATACATAACTGTCAGAAATAATAAGGTTCTTAGAATTATGTAATACATCAGCATGAAAGTCTTGGATCATTGCTGCGTCTGTTTCATCAATAACAGTAAATGTAACATTATCAATATATAATAATTGTTCTTCTACTGCATCTATAAAACGACTTCTATTATGTCTTTTCACACCAAAACTTATTTCAGTGTAATTAAGAGATGTAGTTTCTTCATAATAAACTTTAGTCCCATCTGAAAATGTTATAAAAGAATTTTCTTTACCTGTTTTTAAATTAAATCTAGGTATAATAAAATCTGTTTTATAGTTATAACAATTACATTTGAATCTTTTACCATTGTGTACAGTTTCTATAGTATAGAAATCAACGCCTGTTGAAAGTGCTACTTTTGCACCTAAACCAAATGCGCCAAAATTCTCGCTAGTATTTCTTTTCGTAGAATAACCTAACTCTAGAATTCCTTCTAATCTTCTATTACCAATACCTACACCATGATCTCTCACAGTAAATTTATCACAAAATCCAGTACCTTCATTTTGTTTATATGTAAGATGTACTGTATTTTCTTCACGATCTAAATGATCTTTACTATAATAAGAAGAATCATAATTACTATCTGTATATGCTTCCCCTTCTCGCTGAATATAATAATCTTCTGCTTTCTTTTTACCTTCTATAATTTCTAATGCCATTTCCTTTTCACGTTGAGAGTCACATGCATTTGTAGTTAACTCTCTAACTGTTGATGGAATTGGACTAGAGTATTGAGAAGCTTGAAGAATATCAAAGACTAGCTTTTCAGCACCTTTGTTGATTTTCTTCTTAACACCCTCTTGTCCACTTTGGATGTCGCGATCAATTGTTTTAATACTCATATCCTAATTTTTGTTTTAATTTTTTATAATACTTTTTTTGTTTATCAGTTAGCATCCAGTTTTGTGCTGGAAATACTCTTTGTTTGACACTATTTCCCGTAATATATGATTGGGGAGGAATGCCTTCCTCTAATCTCTCATAATACCATTTGTGATTTGATTCTAGTGACCCAGGCATATCATAATAACGAAATATACCATATGAATATGCCCCATTAGTAAGTTTATATCTATTTTTAGTATGTGAAAATACACCAAAATACCTATAATTACCATTGAAAGTAACTGTTAGTAAATCACCTGGTTTGAGAGATTCATACCACTCATCAAGTGGTGTAATCTCTGTTTTTTCCATTTTATAAATTTTTAATAATTTCTATTGTTTCTCGTACCTGTTTTTGATTCTTAGGTACAAATAGTTTACATGATTTGTTGTTGTCTAATAAATGTTTTTTAAACATTTTCCATTTAATAGGAAAACGATCATTAGCAAAACCTTTACACTCTATAATCCATGTACGATCAGGACACAAGAAGTCTGGCAAATATGTTACTGCTCTAACTTTTGTATCTGATTTATCTCTATAACCTTTTGTTGATTGTTCATAGGTGATCTCGTCATAATTATATGAGTCTAGGAGAGTAAATTTCTCACTTTCGTATTCAAGAGGAATATTATTTTCTTTAAGTGTTTTATATGTAAAAGCTTCTAATTTTGATCTGAATTTTATTCCGTCTACTGTTGTTGATTTTGAATATATTTTACCTTTACGTTTTCGTCTATATCTTTTAGCCATAATTTAATTTTTTCTAAACCATGGACTACAATGGCATCAGAAATATCTTTACATTTCCAATTTCGGGGTATACAAAGGTTTGTTAATTTAAATTTATCTGTAATCTTCTTAGCCATTGTTTGTCCAGGATTTTCTATTGATTCAAAATCATTATCATAAAATATGATTATTCTTCTGAATCTGTCTCGCAACCTCTGCATTTGCAATTCATCGGGCATTTGCATTTCAGATTGGAATGCCACGGCGGGCAAGCCCAACACACGCAAGCACATAACATCTTTGAGGGAAGAAGTAATATATAGAATATCACCGCTTTCACAAAGTTGAGAGTACCCTTGAATAACATTTTTATTAGTGTTGCTAAACCATTTTTTATCATTTTCATAAGGGGCATATATTTTAAATTTATTTTTGCCAAACCTAAAAGAATATGTAATACTATTACATTTAAATCTATTCTCATTGATCCAATAATATTCTAAAGGCTTAACTGCAAAGTTAGTTAAAATTTCCTTATTTATACCATATGGTTTCCAAAAATTTGCATCTTGTTTACCCCATTTTCTGCTCTTAATTTTAATTATAGTTACCTTTTTATCTTCTGGTTTATAATTATAAGTTTGAGCAATATACCCTCTTGTAAACTTTCTAGCTGAATCTTTACATGATAATCCCAAATTAAAATCAGTGTCTATTATAGTTAAAGCTTCAGTAAATGTTACATTATATTTATATTGAACATATCCAAAACAATTAAATGTGTGCTCAGGATGTCCAAAATCTTTATACAATAAACTGCCTTTATAATTAATAACAGATACAGATGGTCTTTCATCTTTTCTTAATTCACTACAAAATTTTTTATTTAATTCTTTAAAGTTATAACAATAATGTCTAAAAATATCATACTCTGAAATTTTATTTAATATAACCTCAGTATGTAATATATCTTTACTTGGTCTTGATTTTATCATATCTATGCGTGTTAATAATTATATGAGCAGAGAACTGTAATTATCACAAAGTATAACTGGACGGTTATTAAATTAATTACTAACTCTGCTCATATAATATAAAAAAGAGGGGCTCTCACGTGCTTAGCTACTACCTGCAGGTCGCTTTTTCCTTATTAAAGGTTTTTCAACCTTATATAACTTTTTATTAATAAGTTGAACCAATAGCTTACGCGTACGTCTGAGTGAATAACCGCTACTTACGACGAGCACCCCTCCATATTAAATTAAGCCCAATCTTCATTTTCATCACCACTAAAAGGTAATTCATCATCATCATTATCAGGAGTTACAACAGCCAACTCAGGCTTGAATTCACCCCATTTAAGATCGGTATTGAACTCTGCATTAAATGCTCCATATTCATCATTTAACGCTTTAACAAATAGATCGTCTCTTTGAGGTTTAATTCTACCAAATATCCTAGTATAAATTTGTTGATATTTGCCATCTTTAACCCCTACTAACAATCGAACCTGATTAGAAGAAAGAGCTTTAACTAATTCTTTTAGCTCTGTAACATCACCTTGAACTATTTTATCCATAGTATCAAAATATACATTATCACCAGGAGCTACATTAGCCCAAGCTTTAACAAAGTTAATTAAAGTTTCCTCACCACCAAAAGCTTTTCTAGAAGTTTCAGGTTGTTGCCACCAATCATATTCTGGTTTTTCTTCTGACCATGTAGATTGACCTATAGCATTTAACCATAGAGTTTTACCTGTCTTACTAACTTTTGTTTTATTTTGCATTAAGATTTCCATTCTAGTAATAAGATCTTCATTCTTAACCCAAAAAGCTATTTTAAAGTAATCTTCACCATTTAACTCTAAAAAGTAATTTGGTTCTTGTTTTACTTTGATTTCCATTGCATGCAATTCTTGCATTGTAGGATTTACTGCCATTACAGTAAAGTTTGAGATACCTGAATAGTTTTTAATACTATTCATTACCTCTTGATCTGAATTATTGCTTGTTATTGCCATTTTTAAAATAATTTTATATAGTTATTAATATCCTCTTTCATTAAAGTCATCTGCTTTAGATTCTAAATGATCCATTTCATTAGCTTGATCTTGTGCGTCCATTTCTACTCTGCCTTGTAATTCATCAGCTATAGCGTCTTCAAGATCTAGTTGATTAGGATTAGATTCAGCTGCAATAGCCTCCTCAAAAGTAACTTCTTGTGGTGTATCATCAACAAAATTAAAAGATAATTTTCTAATTTTCTTAGCTTTTTTACCTTTTAATGCAGGGTGTTGAAACATCTGAGTTACTTCCCATGTCTCTAAATCATATTTGTCTTTAATTCCATTTCTATCAACTCCACTGTTTAGATCTTCTAAGATCATAGTTGTAGTGATAGTTTCAGGAGTAACATTTTTATTTTGTGTTACTTCTATTTCGTTGTTGTCTATTGGTTGTCTAGTTTCTACCATTTTTTTAATTTTAATAAGTTAATCAATAAATATTTGTGTCCAGTCAAGCTCCATGTCTTGACCTTTAAGATGATCACATCGTGATCCTGCGGTTATATCGCCTTGAGAATTAAATGATATCATAGTTTTATCATCTTCTCTATAAATATAACCAATAGCATCAGCATTAGCACATGTTATTTGTTTAATCTTACCTGTTAAATCAAGATCTTTAGAAGAGACTTCTTTCCCTTTCTTATCAAGCATCTTATCTTTAAGGTGACCAACTAATATTACGTGATCTGCTAATAAATTTAATCTGTCTATCCATCTTTTGAATGCTATTCTTAAGTATAAATAACCAGCACCATTAGGAAGAGATAAAACTGAGATACCTTTGTTATCTTTGTCAAAGTTTTTACCCATAGGTGTATCCCTATAAATTCTTTTACCTTCAGTTTCACACCATTCCTCAAGTTTTGTAACTGTATCAATAGCTACATACTTATATGGTTTTTTTTCTTTCATTATTTCTTTACCAACTGCGGCTAACATATTTAAATTAGAAACTTTTATTTTTAAAGCTTCAACCATATCTGAGCCTTCTTCTAAATCTATAATTAAACAATTATCTAATTTACTTAATGCAGTTGTTTTGCCTATTTTAGGCGGGCCATAAATGACCATATTTTTAGGAGACTTACGCGTTGCTCCAAGTTTGGTTTTAGGTAATTCCATATTATTATTTTTTTCTTTCTTTAATTGTAAATGTTGACATATCTGCTTCATAAGGTATCATACCTAATAAACCATCACGATTTTTTTCTACATGACATGCTAACAAACCTTTTGGATTTTCATCACAATAAGTTGCTGTTATACCATATATATCAAATGGTCTATTTAATATCATTACTACATGAGCATCTTGTCCTATACTATCACCTCCAAATAGATCTGTTAAGAGTGGCTGATATTGATTTTTAGCTCTATGCTCTTGTTCAATATTTCTATTTAATTGAGATAATAATATATTAATTACACCCATTCTTGATTGCATCCACATACAACCTTTAGAAATTTCATTTAATTTCATAAGTTCAGTATGTTCTTGCGGTCCTCTTATCAGCCTTGAATGATCAAATATATTAATCACTCTTGCTTTAGGGTTATCCATAAATATTTGCTCATTAGTTTGTCTAATATATTCCATAGTTCTTGGAACATTATTAAAATAAACAGGATATTTATTATACCTCTGCACATTATTGGCATAGTTTTTGAATTCTTCATCTTTAAGCCTTGCTTCTACAGATAAAAGATCACCTAATTGTTTTTTAACTTGTTTAGATGCACTACGCATAATTTGCTGATATCCTGGCATCTCAAAACTCCAATATAATACTACCATATTTTTATCTTGATTAGCATCTAATAAATCAAATATCATTTGATTACTAAATGCTGATTTACCTACACCAGGTCGTCCCGCAATTACATACATTTTTCCACCTTGTAATCCGCCTAATAAATTTTTATTAAGTCTTGGCCATTTAGTGGGATAGACATCTCTTTTACCATTCATAGCATCTTTTACAATTGCTATTGATTGGCTAACTGCTTTGTCTATTTTTTGAAAGCCTCTACCTTGAAATATATTAGAGTTGCCTTGTTTGTCTTCCATCTCCTATGTTTTTAACAGGGTTAATATCTGCATACTTTTCCCAAGTATGATTATTTATCCAAGTTTCAAAATTTTGCATATAACCTAAATTATCTTGCTCATGGGCAAGTTGTTTTTTTAGGCAAGACACAATATATCTATGAAGATATGGTTTGTTTGAAACAATTCTTTTATATTTATTTTTAGCTTTCTTATTACTCATTGAATTAGGATCTTTAGCTCTTAAAATTCTTTCACCTCTTGATGATAAAACTTTATGAGGATACAATTCAACAAGCTCTTCAAACATTTTATCTACATCTGATATAAATAAATCTTTGAATTTTTGTTGGACAACAAATTTAGTATGATCTCGATCTTCATTTAATATGATCCATCCGTCATCTTGTAGTCTTTGTGCCCTTATTCTAAAACTAACACTTTCTAAATAGTGAAAACCTTTTCTCCATACTATATATAAAAATATATAATCATCAGGAGATAATTTAGTTTCTTCTAGTAAGTGTAGATCGATTTCTAGTTTCATAATCTTATTTCAGTTAAATTGTCAACCCAGTTGACATTAGTTAAACCTTTGACTGCTGATTTTAACCATTTTTCCTCTTGAGTTCCTTTAACATATAGAATTATTATTTTTCCAGTTTTATGTTCTGCGAATCTTAATATTCTACCTACTCTCTGAATCATGGTTAATGATTTACTAGTTAATCCACATATAATAGCCATATCTGCATTAGGCATGTCAAAACCTTGGTTTAATGCTTTAGTAGAACATATAACATCTGCACCACTCGTTTTAAATGTATCCAAAGCTTTTTCTCTTTTCTTTGGTGTCATTCCAGAATGATAAGTTACTGCTTTGTAACAAACATCTTTATTATTATTTATACATGTAGCTATCCTATCTGTGAAATCATTAGCTCCTGCAAATGTAATAATTTTAGATTTATTTTCCTTAGTTTTTATTAAAGTTTTTCCTAATTTTATTAAGATATCTCTAACTTTATATATTTTATTTTCAGCAAAATCAACTACAGATTTTCTTAGTCTCATTGCTTTATAAAACATTACTGCATGCTGTTTTTCAATAGCAGTTACATTGCTACTACCTATTATCCTTTTAGCCTCATTAAAAGCATCAAATTGTCCTAATTTATATTTATAGTGAACAAACATATTATTTGCTTTTTTATATTCAGCTTTTTCTTCTTCTGATAATTCTATAGGTAAACAATATATTTCATATGGTGATACTAGTTCCAATTTTACACATTCATCTAATTTTAGTTCATAAACTGTAGGCGCTAAATTTTGTAAAAATCCTTTATAATCAATATCATCTGGTCGTGTTGCAGTCATACATAACAACCTATTATATGTATTATTATAAAAGAATTTACGGTATTCTCCACTAAGTCCTAAATGGATCTCATCAGCCACTACAACTTCAAACTCTTCATCTTTGAGTTTATAAGCCGATTGGTAACATAAGATCTGTACTCTATCTAAGACATTAGCATAATCCCATTTATCAAACTCAGATTTAAATTGGTCTTGTAATTGAGTAGTGGGTACTAATACTAATGCTTTAGCTTTCTTGTTAGCTGTGAGTATTTTACCTATAGCTATTACTCCTACACGAGTCTTACCAAATCCAGTAGCTGCAATTACAGTTCCTTTAAACTTATTATTTGCCCAAGCGTTTAATGATTTTTTTTGCTCTTGATTTTTTATTTCTATCATATATTATGTTCTTTTAATAATTTTTCTACATGATTTAACCTTATACTTAAATTATCTATAATTTCAAAGAAATCATTTTCAATGTAAGGATTATTTTTAAGCCTTCCTTGTGCTCTTTCCCACATAACTCTATAATCAGAATACATTCTAAATAAATCTTCATGCTGATTATAACTATGCATAATAGAAACATGATCTCTATTAAAATGAGCACTTATTTCACCATAGGTTAATTTTAATTGGTCTCTTAATACTACATAACAAATTCTTCTAGCATCTACTAAATTTCTAGTTTTGCATTTACTTAAAAGTAATTGAATACTTGTTCCTGTAGCTTTAGAAATTATAAATATAATATGTTTTGCTTCTTTATTGCTAGGATTTCCGGGATCTAATTTATATTTCATATTTAATTATTTTTGCCAAGCTTTAGAAATATTTGTATCTGCTTTTAATAAACCATTAGTTACAATAGTTTTAGCAGCTAATTCCATTAGCTCAGTCATTTTACTTTTCCATTCTTTAGCGTAATCTTTTTGACATACAGTGTCAATTTGATCATGTACAGTCATTACTAATTTAACAGGGGCATTAGTGATTTTAATATATTCATCAATTAATACTAATGCTAATTTAGTCATATCTGCAGAAGCACCTTGAATAGGAGTATTCTTTGATGCTCTTTCAATACTACCAAGCTCCATACTTGCTGATCTATTATTCCAAATTCTATCATACCATTTATCAAACCATCTTTTTCTATTATAAGGAGGAAATGTTTTAATATATCCAAACTTTTTACCAAAGTTTCCTAATTTAGTTAAGAAACCTTTAATAAAAGGGAAAGCTCTAAAATACTCATCAATTAGATTTTGTGCATCATCTTTAGATATTTGTAAAGTATCAGCCAATTTATGTGGGCCCATACCATAAGCTAATCCAAAATTAATAGCTTTAACATTAGATCTTAGGGTTTGATGCTGAGGACAATTACATTTTACCCCTTCTTGCATGTAATTACAAGCATCCTCAGCAGCATCAACCCATTTCTGCTTATAAACTAATTCAGCACACACACTGTGTAAATCTTTATTCTCTTCAAGCGCCTGAATCCACACGGGATCCTTAGAGCCAAATGCTATTACATTTAATTCTTGACTAGAATAATCTGAACTTACAAACATCCAATCTTTTGGTGGTATGAAACAATTTCTAAATATATTATCAGCAGGAATTTGTTGCATATTAGGATTGTTAGAACTAATACGACCAGTATCTAATATTTGATGAAAGTTAGTATGAATTTTGCCATCACTCTTAAAGTATTTGAAGAATGGCTCGCCATATGA